GTTCCTCTACCAAATGAATTACCAAACTCCTGTTCAAACTGATCTTGCGAAGTGTTTGAAATAGTCTGCTCTTTCCACTTCTCATCACGGCCTGGAACATCCCACCAATCTACTCGACTTGCTTTAAACTCATTTGTTTTTTGTACACCTCCTTCATAAAGCTTATGAAACATATTACCAATACCATTTGCGGTAGACGTAATAATAACACGTGAGGTTTTACCAGACGATACGACCGGATAAGTGGAAGTATAAAACTCAGTATCATTTTCAACAAATGCAAACTCATCGAGATAAAGAAGACTAACGGACTTACCACGAATAGAAGATGATGAAGTTGCATGAGCTTCAATGCGTGTATTATTAGAGAATTCAATGCTACCTTTATTTAAGGCCTTACAACCCGGTTGTAAAAAGAAAGGAAGATTCTCAAGCATTAATGTGATACGAGATAACATCTCTTTTGATGTTGCGGCTTTATTAGCAAGAACAGCAATGAGTTTATCCGAATGAAAAATAGAATACCAAAGTAAATACGCGCAAACTGAAATAGACTTACCAGATTGTCGACAAGCAAGAACAACATTAAATCTATTCTCATTGAAAGATTTAAATAGCTTTTTCTGATAATCATATGGCTTAAAGTATACAAGACCTTTGTCGATATGAATAATTTTGATATAGTTTTCAACAAAATAATCTACTGATTCTTTGCACCGAACATATTCTTCTAACTCTTCTTGCGTAAAAGAATGCTGAACCCCATCTCTTTTAACAGAAATGTTGCCTAAATAGCCTTTGTGCTGATCAGTATTTTTTTCTAGATTAATCTTCTGTTTCATCAAAATCTGCGTCAATTATTTCATTACGTACATTATCTATCGCAGAAAGAAGTTCCTGTGTTGTGCCTTCAAACGCGACCGCTGGTGTTTCATTTTCTTGTAATAACTGCTTTGGTCGATCGCCAGGCGCTGGTCCATCTTGAGTAATGACTTGCATTTTTCTCTGAAGATCGACTAACTTACCATTTATATCTGCGGTATGCTTGATACCATTAAAAAGAACTTCATATGCTCTTGGATGCTCAGCATCTTTCGATAATTGCTGAAGCTCTTGAATAGCTTCTATCGAAGTTTGAATGAGTTCATGATATGTATCGCGAGAAAACGAATAGTCTTTTTCAAGGTCCGCGCTTTCTTCTATTGAATTAATTAAATCCTTTGCAACTTTCTTATTATTCATCACTCAAACCCATAATTGTAGGTCGTATCAATAGTATATGTATCATTAGGATCATTTACAGATTGAGGATTTACGACATGTTTAATTGTTTGTTCATCAGTAGATCCAGAAGAATCAGTAAAGTTGACAATAGAATTTAGAATGACTTTTTTATTATCATCAATTCTACCAAAAATATTTATTCTAACATCAAATGCTAGAGTGTATACGATTTTACGATTTTTGACAAAGTCATTATCATATGTATCTTCCTTCGATACAGTTAGCAATTTAAATATAACTTCGTCCGTAAACGTTTCACCATCAATTGGATAATATGAACGACGTATAGACGGTTTAAAGTAAGGTATAATCTGCTCTACAATCTGTAAAGCTTCATCCTGTGTTTTTGCGTATACTAATAAATTAAGAGGAATAATATATGGGGCTGGAGAATAAACTGAAACAGGATCACCATTCGCGTTAATAACTCTGCATACATTATTCTTTGGCAATTGGCGATCAGTATCATAAGTAAGCGCGCCAGCAATTTCAAATGACATTCTCGGCAAAGTCAATGCCACGCGCTCATCAGTCAAATCTGGATTTTCGGCTAAGCGAACTAAAAAGGATTCTCGTGGCGCATAAGCTAAAGGAACTCGCCTTTGATTAGACAAGTTACCTGAACCATCTTTTCGAGCAACATGAATATCATTAAACATATCGCCAAATAAGGCGACTATTTTTTTAATAATACCATTATATGAATATGTACCGTACATTAAAAGTCACCAAATGGGTTTGTAGAATCAAAGGCCGTTATGCTATCAGCTATCGATTCAATTGCGTCATTAGAAGAATAGCCAGTGTTATTATTTTCACTTATTGAAAGAATTGTTGCGGTCTGACCAGAGGTTTTACCGGTAATACTTCCAGCACTGAACGTAACAAACTTATCTGTTTGATTACGTACATTTGAAACATGTATGAGATTTACATTATTTCCATTTGATAATTTTTGTATTTCAGCCGTAACCGTATTCGAACCAACAGTTTGACTAATAAGTTCGCCATTCGTGAATCCAGTGACTGAATCAACCGTAAGAATATATTCAGTAGCAAACTTGTGCTCATCGATTCCAATATGGTCAAGATCCATTTCTTCACCAGAGTACTCAAAGAGTGATGCGCTAAGTTTATAGACCGGAAGATTATTTAATTGATAAAATGGCTTTTCATGTTCAACAAAAGTAATTTCAAAAATAGTATTAGTTGACGGCATAAAAATAAGATCACCTTCTCTAGGACGAGAAAATTCTTCTATATTAGTGCCACTTAAAACAGGATCTTCTTTATTACTATTCGAATCTTCCCTTAAAAGAACTACACTAGAACCTTCAGGTCCTAAAGCTCGCGACTTAATTATGTTACCGCCACGATCCAATGCTTCAATTCTATTTGTAGCAGATGGAAGAAAACCTTGAGATACTACGCTTTCCCATCTACTCTTTGCGACAACAAAAGTAGCTTCATCTCTAATTTCTACGCCAAACTTTTGAAAGATATCGCCGCTATCAAATCCAGTCTTGTTCTCAATATACATTTCAATCGGTAACGAGTTTTTAAATTTAGAAAAGATATCTTCTCCAAATATATCATCTTTCGTAACGATTTCTCGTGGCACATAATGATAATTTTGTCCATAGATTTTGAGGGCCTCAATAACGAGATTCTCATATAGACTTTGTTGAGTACTAAGCCCACCACTTTCTGTAAAATTTGGATTGAGTGCCATTTACTTATCCAATAAAAAAATCAACAGGTGGTTGATACCGACGTTGCATTTCGTCTTCAAGCTCAGCTTGACGTGTTTTTCCTTCATTATATATTGTAGTGCCATCCATAGTAATGCCACCAATAAGTTCAACGCCATTAAACTTCATGAGGTTCATACCCCACTGCTTTTGGATTAAGGCTGCAGCATACGCTTTTAACCAACGATCATTCCACGCAGCTGCAGTTGCTGCAGGGTCAATGAATCGATATCCACGACTTACGATATAGTCTCCAGCTTTAACATCATCATCCCAATCAAGTTGAATATTTAATTTGTTTTCATAGCGTGAATACTGGAAGTGATCTATACCCTGAAACAAATCGTCTAAAAGACCAAGATATTGTCTGGCTTGTACGTATGTTGTAACACCGCCAGAAAATGATAAATCGAATAAGTCATTCAAATGCAATTGATACTCAATATTAAAAAGAGAACTATCAAAACCAGATCTTTGATTAATTGGAATGACGCGAGTAATATACGCTACATTATTTCCAACTGTAATGTATTCGTTATCAATATCAGTTTGCGTAAGTTGCGTCTTAAAATAATCTTCTACTAAAGCATCTACGTGAAACTCTTGCCAATATTGAATGGCATCATCAATACGATCTTCGACTTGGTTATCAGATACATTGATTTCTAGAACATCTTTACCGAGTGCTCTTAAGCAGAATTCTTTGAAGTCAGTACGTGTTCCTGGCTGTGCCATTAATGTATCCTTTTAGAATATATTTATATGATCTTATCAAGTATAAGAGTGATAGTACCATCATCTTGAACAGTTCCTTCGCCATCACGTATCTCAAAGAAGATTTGTGTCGTTCGTGAGATACCATTAGTGATAGACCAGGTACGTGATGATGTAAGAGCTTGCCAAGTGCCTATAGTGCCAGATGTAACAGTACCTGATATAAGAGTGGCTCGTATTTCATAGTCGCCTGGGGCAGATGACTTTGGATCGATCCAGTCACCTAACGCAGATGATGGAGTGCCTGACGGCGCAACGATATCACCGTCAGGATGAAACTCTACACCAGCATTACCACTGCCCCCAGAAACAAATGTTGTAGTAATAGTTCTTGTCGGAACCGTGATAACATCAGCCGGTTCTGCCGAGTTAATACACTGCGCCAGCATATGAAGAATCATACTCATTAAGTTAAATTTCCAAATATGTGACAATCTGTAGCACTACGAAATAATACTGCCATGGTACTATTTCCGGCTAAGGTCACCGACGCCGTGTTAGTTCCATTAAAGAACATAGATAGCCCAGATCCACGTGTAATAGTTCTAGAAGTACTTCCAGTACTAATAATAACAATATCACGCGCAGCAAATGTGCCACTTGGTATTTCTATACCAGCACTAGCAAATACGACTGTGTTGGCATCGGCTGCAGTAATAGTACTACGCGCTGCGCCAGTAGATCTTCCAGTTATTGTATCGGCAGTAAAGTCACCCGTAACATTAACATCAGTCGGCAATCCAATAGTAACTGTAGAACCTTCTGATCCAGAACCAGATACTTCTACTTCATTAGCTGTTCCGGCAATTGTTGCGATATAATTACCCGTTGTGTTTGTTCCTAAAGCAACCGCATTACTTACTATTGTTGCGGTTAATGTTCCGGAAGCAAGATTTGTAAGAGTTACTGATCCACTTAAATCACCACCGAGAGTAATAACCGGATCAGGAATATTTGTGAAGTTGGCGAACTCTAAGTAATGTGATCCTTGTTGACCATCAAGTAAATCAGCGTCTAAGCCAGAAGTAGCACCATCGTTGCCAGCGTGCCAAATCGTATTATTAGTATTATTATCTCTAATATATACGTTTGATACGTTTCCATTATCTAAGCCAGAAAATATGTGAGAACCTTCTGTTTCGATATAAAGAGAACCACCGTTTTGTCTAATGCGCGATTCATCAGACCCAGAGCCTTGATCCGTTTCATTAAGAATAATTCTAGGCTCAGTCAAAGAAATCGTTAAGTTACCAGTAATAGTTCCACCGGTAGAGGCTAAGTAGCTTAAAGCAGGAATTCTAGCTGAGTCGAATGTGCCCGATGTAATCTTTGATGCATCTAAATTAGGAATTCTAGCGGAAGTAAAGGTTCCAGTAGTAATTTTCGATGTGTCTAAATTTGGAATACGAGACGCTGAAAACGATCCAGAAGTAATCTTTGACGCGTCAAGGCTAGGAATTCTAGCATCAGCAAATATGCCACTCGTAACATCGGCAGCATCATGCGTTTGAGCAGTTAACTCTTGTTGAACAAACTCAGTAGTTGCTAATCGAGTCGAATCATTGCCAGTTGTTTGTGTTGGCGCTGTAGGATTACCAGTTAGAGTTGGTGAAGATAAAGGCGCCTTTAAATCTAGTGCGTTTTGAAGACCATCGACATTACCAATCACGTGGTTATGAGAATCATCGACAATAGAAACTGTAAGAGTTCCAGAAGCAAGATTTGTTAACGTTACGCTACCTGTCGCATCTCCTGCTAAGGTTATAACTGGATCAGCGACATTTGTTAAATTAGTAAAGTCTAAATAGTATGATCCTTCTTCACCGTCAAGTAAGTCAGCGTCTAATCCCGATCCAGAACCAGCCGCAAATCTAGCGGTTGGAATAGTTCCAGAGCTAAGATTACTTGCGTTAGTATAATAGCTACCTTGCTGACCATCAAGTAAATCCGCGTCTAAGCCAGAAGTAGCACCATCATTACCAGCATGCCATACTGTATTTGATGCTACAGCTAATACGCCTGTGGATGTGTTCCATGTAAAATTAGAATTACCTTCGATTGTGCCATCGCCGGTCCATACCGCAACTTGATTATCTACTGCCGTACCGACCTTTAAAACATCACCGCCACCGGAAGCAGCAACTGCGCTTTGAACAAACTGAGTAGTAGCGATCTGAGATGTAGAAGTTCCAGACGTAGCAGTTGGTGCCGTTGGTGTTCCGGTTAAAGCAGGTGAAGCTAAAGTAGCATAATCGCCAAAATCAGAAATCTGTGACTCAGTAATTGATAGCGCTGCTTGGTGTTGAGTAACATTTGACTGGGCAATCCGCGCATCAAGAAACGTACCCGAAGTAATAGAGCTAGCTGCTAAACTTAGACTACCAATTTCCTGTTGAACAAATGCGGTTGTAGCTATTTGAGTTGTATTAGTTGAACCAGAAGCAGTTGGTGCCGCCGGTGTTCCAGTAAAAGTAGGAGAGGCTAATGATGCTTTACCTGCTAAGTCAGCATCGACCTCGTTGATAGCAACAACTAAGTTGCCGTTAGCGGTTGTTGTAAGAGATGATAGGGTGCCAATCTCGCCATCAATTTCATTAATTGCAGTCGCAACACTAGTCGCCGTAGTCGTAAGTGTAGAGATCTCACCTACATCTGTCACGAAAAGATTATATTGATCTGCCCATGCGCCGAGTAGTGTTGAATCTGTTACTGATCTATCTGCCATTCTTTAACTCTTGAACTGTGCTGTTTAACTTATTTATCTGTTCGCGTAATTCATTTAATTCTACTCTAAGCATTTTTATCTCTTGATCTTTTTCCCGTTGTGCCTTTGCCATTAGCTTTGCTGCCTCTAGCTTTTTCTTATTGACGGAAACAATCGCTCCATTTTCATCACGCCTAAGATCAGGTTTACCTTCAACTTTTAACATTATGTGGCTAGGGCAATACTTCTAAAGTCACTTAGACGAGGAACATCTGATGTTGTCGGTGAACGGAATACTAATTTATATTGATAGCGCGTAAACGGCTCTAACGCAGTTGTAGTTGTTGGTATTGTATATTCGTACTCGCGAAATATTTCAATATTATCATCAGCTGGTATAGTTTCATCCAAAGTTGCTAGTGTCCAATCAACTTCAGTAAGGTCTACATCATTACCAGAATTAGCTACACGATAGTAGAGATCAATAAATGTTCCGCTAGGACGATTAGCCGCAAAGAGTACTTTTAGTCCAATCGCTTCTTCGCCAAGAGTGATTGGTTTAAATATGTGTTTAGCGGCTGCCGTACCAGCAGATGAATCTGTTTCTGCGACATATATTTCAGGAGTATTATAGCCAGCAGTTGATCCAGATGCCTCTTGATTATCAATACGGTTTCTAATAACGCCGGCTGACATTCTAGATAAATCAATTGTAGGAGCAACAAGGTTTGAAGTACTTGTTAAGGTAGCTCTCATTGTAATAGATTTTTTGCCAGCGCCAAGATTTGTAGTTTCATTTACGGTTGAGGCAACAACCTGCGGTCCATCGAATACATTATTTTTATTAATTAGCATACTCGAAAATGTGCTATCTTTTACATATTCAGTTTCTTGCTGTGAAGGTGAAGCGCCAGTTGTTGTTTTAAATGCCCAATCCACCGTAGCATTTGGATGACTAAGTTGGTTTATATTTGGATATAAGGTATCAAACTGATTTTGGCCAGTGGCGAATCCATTCGAACCACCTCCAGTAGCTGCGCTTGTACTTGTTGCGGCTGTGACTACAACAGTAAAGCTATCAAAGTCTTCAGCATCAGCAACAGTGTGAGTAGCATTTAATTGTCCAGCGGTAATTCCACCTACCGCAGTAAGTCCACTAAATGTAACAGATGAACCATTTGTTAGTCCATGATTAGGCATAGCAACTCGGATAGTTGGAGCTGCTTGAACATTTGTCACCCGAATTGGATCAGTATCTAGTGCTACTTCTGGCAAATCAATATTTTCAAAATAAGCTACAGTACTTGTTCCAATATTGAACTCAGCTCTATTAAGTCTAAACATCAAATCACGCGATTGATCGGGCGTCCATGTAGATCCATTCTGAGATTTAAAGAAAGAACCAAGAGATGGTTGCTGCATTACACGCTGTGTAGTTGAACCAGATAAAAACTCAGTGACGGCTGCTGTCCAAGCTTCATAATCAAGTGATTCTGAAATTACAACAATAGCATATTCATTTAAACCATCTAGATAAACCGGAGAAGGAAAGGTGAACTTTGTTAGTTGTGCTCGTCCAGAAACACTATTTGGATCGGTTGTAGTGTTTACATTAGACGCAGCAACCATGACTTCAGCACCGGCCACTGGTTGATTCGTCGGTATGCCATTTACCATCGGACGTATTTGAACACGAACTGGTTGGCCACCTGACGTTGGCTTAGATCTAAAAAATAGATCTACTGACGTGACGTACATTCCGGTTTCTCGTTCAACCAAAAAGCTTTGTGCGATCGGATCGATCCAAACGATTGGTTGTGGAGTTGGCTGTGGGCGTATGCCAGTAACAGGTCTGCTCTGTGTTTCTAAAGTACCTTGCGCTGTGTATGTAGAAAACGCTGAAGAAATAGCATCTTCGTCACTAGTAGCTGCAAAATCACGAACCTTAAATTCGCGAGCACCAGTTCTAAACCGAATAGAATCCGTATTCGGAATAAAAAACGATCCTTCAATTGTACCATTCGCGTCAGAAATTAGATTGCTAGAAGTTTCTGGGTGTCCGGATAAAAACTCAGTCTCATTATTTCCGGTCAAGTCATCAGCGACATCGGCCATAAATTGAAACGGCTCTTCTCTACACCACGCCGAAACATCTACTCCATCAAAAAATGGAGTATGACGCATATTAGCCAATAAGCCTTCGATCTTAAAGAATACTTTTCTAGAACGAATAAATGGAATAAGCGTAGTGTTAACTGTTATAGTATCAGTTGTCTGAGTAATACTCCCAGGTAAAGAGATATTCGGAACTATTAGAGGAGTTAGCATAAAGTAATTACCTTTGTTTTCTACACCTATTTATATATTAACGCACCTGCATTATATTTTCAAATGTAAGGCCCGTGACAAATCCACCACCGCCACGTGTTGTTGAAGTACTATCAGTGACATTATCTACACCTGTCCAATTCGTATTCCAATTATCAAAATGATCATTTTGATCTGGAGATATTATCGGAGTTCCAGTAGTTGGGCTTAATGTACCAGTTTGTGTAATAGTTGTTGTTGTTGTTTCTACATCTCTCCATTCGTCTGAATCCGGAGAAAGTGTCACGAATCCGATACCAGTTGTAATGGCATACGGATTAACATTCACGACACTTGAAGCCTGAAGCTGTTCTGTTTCAGCAACCTCAGAGTATTGCATAAAGAGCTGATCGCCCTTTTTAATGACGTTATTTGATATGTCATTATCGCCGCTTGTTGACTTATAAATCATTCGTGTATTTTTTTCAACGAAAATGGCGCGAACTTCGCCGATAGTTGTATTGAGCGATGAACGATTGCTAGGATTAGAAAAGTCTGAAAACTTATGATCATTAAAAGAATCTACAAAAAATCCAGCTTGAAATCTACTATTACCATTTGCATCAATAACATCTAAGTTAGATGTTTCATTTTCAAGTAACGATAAAGTTGACCACTCTTCAACACGAGAAATACGGGACTCTAGTCTACCAATATCTCTCATTGTGTAGCGTTTATTATCAATAAAGCTCATTCCAACATCTAGTTGGTCTAGAGTACCTGGACCAAAACTAACCACATACAGTGGCATTACATTACTTGGAATTGCTGGTGTGACCGGGTTTTTCGATGAAATGCCCTTCGCAAATCCAAAATTACCTTCCGAAGAAAGATATAGAATATCGATACGAGGAAGATAAAAGGTAACGTCAGCTTGTATGGCTTCACCATTTAGAGGTATTTCGTTAACTAACGCACCAGCTGTACTATAATCAGTATTGTCATCGTCGATAACAGGTCGAAAATCAAATACTTCTGCTAGAAAAATGCTAACTCCATCGGGTCTTATAAACGATGGAATGTCAGCATACGAATATGATGGGTCTGAAATAAATGAGTTATAAGAATCAACATTGAAATAATCACCAGCACCGTGCTGGAAATATTTAAATGTCACTTTTACGTTTCCGCTCGGTGCAGTCGCACTTGATTTTAATTTTAGTTTACCAATTTGATAAGAGTTGGCGCGTTGACCATTGTCAAGCGTATAGCGATTAGTAATATCGGCATCGCTATCACTAACATCCTTTACAGAATCAATAACATAAATGTCGTGCTGACCTAGATTAACCTCATTTGCTTCAACACCACCGGTACCTGGGGTAATTACAGAATCAGTAACTGTCGTAAGTGTTTTACTTCTTGCTGAACTTGTAGTAGTTGTTTTATCTACGTATGCTATAAGCGTATGCGAAGTTGATGCTGCCAATCCAGAGAGTGTAATCGTTTGTAGACCAGCCGTAGTAGCTGATACTGAAACAATAGCGCCAGAATTGTTTACAAGAATCCAACCAGCAGTATTAGCCCAAGTTACATTCGAATCAAGCGTATCAAGAGTCTCATTGCCGGAGCCGTCAGAAGTAAAAGTAATTCGCCGTTGAGCTCTTACCGTAATATCTTGAATAGTTTGTATACGAGTTCGCAACATTGGAAATAGCAATGTGTTATTCGCAGTATCTTTTAATTTAGCATTATCACTCGTAAGTACGCTACCAGCATCATCAATAATATTTGCTTCAAATCCGCTGGACTGAAGGTCACGAACTTCATTGAATCCTTTGCCCGAATTCATCGCAACATCAAAAAGATAGAAGTGATAAATTGAAGCTGACTTATACTCAACAGCACGAACTCTTGCAGAACCAATCGTGGCATTAGTAGAATCTCTAAGATTAACTAGCTCAAATGTAGAAATATCTGGTAATCCAGTTGGAGCTTCGGTTCGAACATAGTTGCCAAATGTTATTGGAATGCTAGCATTATTTTGAGTTTCTGTGTCAAGCGCTCGATCGTGAACAATATTTGTTGATGTATATTTTTCAATCTCATAACCACGAACATATGCTTTACCGGGATCGGCAACAAATGTAAGTTTTGTATCATCGCCTGAAGTCAATTCGCTATGAATAATAAACGGATCAACTGTATAATTTCCAGATTCATCAAATGTTCGGCGAGCTAGTTCATCGCCTATCAAAGAATATTGAGTTCGAGATAGCGACTGTACCACGCGGGTACCTTTAATAATCGCAATCGTAAAGTAATCTACGTCAACGTCACCGTTCGTATCTTCGATATCTGATTTTTTCGTAAGCGTTAATGCATATTTAAGACGATCAGCACCTGGAGCATTTACATTATTTGTTCCGGCAGCATTTGAAAGAAGTGAGCTATCGCTTCCGGAAGTAACAATACTTTCGCCAACAACTAATCCAACTTCAAACTCGTCAGATGCAACTCCATACTTTTCTAAAATAAGCGATTGTGATGTAGCAACAACAAAGAATCCATTGACAAAGTAGACACCTTTATCAAGGTTAGCCTTTGTTCCTGTGCCAGTGGCGGCTGAAGCTGCTACAGTAAATGCACCGCTCGATCCTCCATTAGGATTTGTGAATGTAAGAGTTTCGCCATTTTGGAATCGACCACCGGTGCCAGATCCACCGTCAGTGTAACGTATGTATAGAGTTGCGGGATCAGATCCAGCGACTGCCACTGATTGAATTAAAATAGCGGTTATTCCACTAGTGCCACCAACAACGGTAGCTCCAGCTTCGATACCAGAAATATCAGCGTCTTGAACCTTTACAAACTCATAGTTAGAATCAATTGAAATTCCACCGGGAATAACAACTGTACCTTCTTTAAAAATATTTTGGCCAAACCGTGTAATTTGATTTTGCAAAATAGTTTGAAGCTGAGTTAGCTCGCGAGCTTGTACTGCTCGAGAAGGTCTAAATAGAAGTCTATGAAAACCTTTATCTTCATTAAAGTCATCATAGTACGGTGAGAGACTAGTATCAATTGCCATTCGTAATTCTTCTTTTTTTAAAACTGTACGACGAGTTTAATATCTTCGGTCTGATCAGTAGCACGAGAAACAGGTGAGCGATTTTCAAGATATACCATTCGACCCGAAAGGTTATCAATCTCTGATGGATTTGATGCGCCAGATGCTGCGATCGTTCCACTTGATGTAGAGCCGCTTAAAGATTCTCCATTCGTAAAGGCAGTATATCCAGTTTCATCTGTTTGTGTATAATACAGATATTGATTAGCAGAATCGTAATAATTAATATATGCCTTTGCGCCTGACGATCCACCAGTAATAAGTTCATCTTCTTGCCATGTTCCACCGCTAGCAACATCGAGAAAAGGCATTGCTGTTCCAGTAGATGCTGTATAGGCCTTTTGAGTAACACTACGGTCAAGAGGATTTTTAATAATCATTAGCTGTCGATAATTATTTGATGGAATGAAGTCGCCAGAACCTTCAGCACCAGTTAATACGACATTATACATTAAATAGTTTGCTTGAAGATCAACAACTGGGTCGTATCCAAAGCCACCCTTTACTGCGCTAAACTGCGGAACCAAAACAGCGTCTGTTCCAGTTGTCGTTTCAGCGGGCGTAACAGTGACATTAGTATAGCTATAACCCGCTGTATTAATTGTCGGTGATGACTGAATCGTATTTGAGGAAACAGTGGCAGTTGCGGTAGCATTAAATCCATCGCCGGCAATATTAAGTGTTAAAGAACCATTAGTATAACCAGATCCACCATTCGTGACATCAATACCGGCAATTTCTCTACCGAGTGATACCGGAGCAAGAACTGGATCAATCTCTGCTGGCGTAGTCGGCGATCCACCAGTAACAACTACTCTGGCATATGTATATCCTGAACCAACTGCGGTCACTATAATGCCAGTAATAATTCCACCAGCAACAGTAGCCGTAGCAGTTGCGCCTGTACCATTTCCTTCAATTGCTAATGTTGGTGCGCTTGAATAACCAGCTCCAACGTTGACAATATTATAATCCCAAATTTGACCTAGTGTAGCATTCGATGCAACGTTATCATCTCGGAACACCGGCATAAAGTCGTTTGTTACGAACTTGTCATCTTGTGAAGCAGAAATTGTATAAAGGAATTTCCAAACGTAACCATCACCTCCGGCAGATGGGGCAACTGATCCTCTATCTCCGGCAACGCCAGAACCACCATCGTCTACACCATTCGGCTCGACTGTAGAAGCACCGGTACCAGCTCGAAGACAAATGTACACGTTCTTTTCACTATTCAATACATAATATTGTTTAGTGTTTTGAGTAGGATCGTTATCGTCATACGCTACATATGTATTACCATTTGTCCAATTATACCGAGGAACGCAACTAGCAATATCAGTAATTTGCTTCATTGATTGCATCGCCAACCGCGCCGCATTTTCATCTTCGGGATCAATATTTGGAGTTGGTGGATTTGTGTCTGTTGGCCAATCGATTGCACGACCAATCGCCAGATAGTATCTATCGACTCCAGAATCAATATCGCGTTTAGCGTATTGGAGATTCTGAAGGCGGAACTGATTTGTAATAATCGCAGTCATGTTATCTACACTCTAAGTTACTGTTATCTTTATTTATATAGTTTATGGAAGAAGTTCATCAACATTTTCGATTTCTTCTTCTGGTTCTAGTTCTGGTTCTGGTAAATTATAAAACGTTCTAGCTTCTTCCTCAGTGTCAAACCAACGCCAACCTCCTTCGGTTGGATATGTATAAGTATCTCTTTCTTCTTTTAAAAGAGTGTACGTTGGCGCATATACAAAGTTAGGAGCTTCGAAAAGTTCTTCATCTTCGACTCTAAAAAATGACATAATATTATCCTGACACTGTCCAGTTTTTATTTGTTGCAATTGACGTATTAACAGTAGGATCATCATGGCCCCACTGATTAGAAATAGTTATAGTTCTACCAGTAGCACCAGTGAGGTCTGGTAGATTAGTGAAAACATTATTAAGTTCATTAGCATCTAATTTCCCAAAAGGAATATAAAAGTTTTGTGCTAGGCCGGTAACCTTACATTTGATTATCGAAGTCACTTGATTACCAAACGTATTATTATTTATTGTTGTTACTCCACTCAGGTCTAATTCTGGTACTTCCTTTAAACTTCTATTAACCTGAAATATATCTCGTATATCATTTACATTATGAAAATTTTCAATCTTTGGTATGTATTCTAAAGCAGGGCAATAATAAAACATATATCTTGCCCTTATATTAGAAAGTGATGTAGGTAAGATAATTTTCGGTGCAACGCGCATACAATAATTTTCGCGAAACAGACTATCAATATCAGGATAAGTTAAGCTCGATAAATCCATTAGCCTAGGATGTCGTTTTAACGACCAGCATGCATAGAACATATTCTCTACATTTGCACAGTTACTTAAGTCCATATCTGGAACAGATTCCAAAGATCTACATACATAAAACATATGAGTTACGGTTAATATTTTTCCAGACGTAAAATCGTAACTATCAGGTAAACTATAAAGAGAATAGCACTCTCTAAATGTATTAGTAAAATTAGTGCACTTTGTTGTATCAAATGCTGGCACCTGTTTCAATGACCTACATGCAGAAAACATACCTTGTGCCGATAATGGTGCAGAATTAGACATGTCAATATCTATTTTTTTCAAAGCATAACAATTTTGAAACATTTCATAAGTTCTTGCTAAATTGTGCATAGGCGAACCAGTAACACTTTTTAGATAAAAACAATTTTGAAACATTGAGTTCGCATCTACTATATTTGGCGCATGAATTTCTACATTTTCTAAGCCATAA